AAGTCCTGCTGGAGCGGATCAAGTCCGGGCAATTCCGGGACTTCAACGAGGCATTCAAAGAGATTGAAAAATTGATCCGGTCGGCATTCATCGAACTGGATGATGAATTTGAATCTTTACCCCGGCAAAAACTGGAAAGTTTCATCCGGGATCTGAAAGAGGACCAAATCAAGGTTTTCTCTTCCTACATGGACGACTTCGCCATTGGTTTGTCAGGTATCGCCCAATTGACACAAGAACAGGAACTTGAAGCATTGGGGAAATTCATTGATCTGAGGGGGACCAAACTGGCAAAGTTCACCAAGATAGATCTGCAACGTGCCATCCTGAAACGTCCCCTTTCTGTCAATGGGGATCTCTTGGCATCTTGGCAGAAGGATTTCACCCAGATAGAGTCGAAACGGGTTTCTGATGTCATCCGCTTGGCATGGTCGCAGGGGGAGACAAACCAACAAGCTGTCCGCCGTATTATCGGGACCAAGGCAAATGGATATAAAGACGGGATCTTGAACATATCCCGCCGGAATGCTTCAACGGTTGTCAGAACATCGGTCCAACACGTTGCAAGTTCTGCCCGGATGGAGATTTGGCAAAAGAACAGCAAGGTCGTCCGGGGCTATGAATGGCTGTCCACTTTGGACCGCAAGACATCTTCCCAATGCAAGTCTTTGGACGGTCGCAAATTTGAATTTGAAAAAGGACCGATTCCGCCGATCCATCCAAACTGTCGTTCAACGACTGTCCCGGTGACGAACCCAAAATACGATTTCCTTGACGAAGGGGCGACCAGATCCGCCGAATTTGGTCCTGTGTCGGCAAAGGACAATTATTACGACTGGTTGAAGAAACAGGACCGTCAAACGGTGATTGATGCCTTGGGAGAGAAACGGGCAAAGTTGTTCTTAGATGGCGGGTTGTCCCCGGCACGGTTCCGGGATCTGCAATTTGACCGGAACTTTGAACCTTTGACTTTGGACGAGATGAAGGCGAAAGAACCAAATGCCTTCAAAAAGGCGTTCGGAGATTCCGCCCCGGTGACACCCCGAAAACGTGACAAGTCACAAAAGACGACCAAAAATGTTGGTGATCAATCACCCCCGTCCAATGTGCAAAAGCGGGAGAAGGTTGCTTCTCTTCTTTCCTCTGAAGAAGTTAAAAAAATTGAAGACCTAATGGACAGACGGGAAGAGTTCAGGGCGAAATATAACTGGGCGAAAAAAGCCCGGAGGCGGCAAGGGGCAAACCATTTTGCAGAACAGTTTCACAAACATGAACGGTCGATTGTTGATTTGACCAGACAGGTGAACCAAAAGGCACGTCAAAATCTTTGGCTTGAAGATCTTGAAGCAATGGGGGAACCGGAATCAATTCTTGGGAAAGTCACAAAGACGGTTGAAGACAGGTTGTCCGGGTCAGTACGGGTGGCGACTGAATTTCTGTCTTTCGTTGTCCATAAAGACATACTGCCTCAAAAAGTAGGGGTGAAATTTTTGAAAGGTAAAAAATCCCGTGCTTTTTATTCATCCCGTGACAGATCAATCAACATAAATGACAGAACATCAATTGGGGTGGTAATACATGAGTTTGTCCACGACATAGAATATGCACACCCGGAAATCTCAAAAAAGACAAAAGCATTCCTTGCAAAACGTGCCAAAGGTGAAAAACCAGTTAGCTTGAAGAAAAAGAAAGGCGGGGGCTACAAACGGGATGAAGAAGCTTTTGAAGATGAATGGGAGACAAAGGGGGGCAGTTTATACACTGGGAAACACAACCCGGACAGACCATCGACCGAAGTTTTGACAATGGGGGTCCAACGTCTCTATGAAAACCCTGTTCTATTTGCCAATCAAGACCCTGAATTTTTTGATTTCATTGTTGGTACAATCCAACAGGTTCAATAATCAATATTTTCTTCGTCGCCAACTTCCTCATCTGAGCTTTCCAACACCCGACCATTGAAAGCATTAACAAGTGCATCACCTTCGCTTTCAACAGTTGGGAAATATTCCCCCGCCATTGTCCGGGAGAAAAACAAATCAATGCCGTGTTGAGCTTGTGGCATTCCTTCAACAATGGTCCAGCCCTTGTCTTTATGTTCTGCAATAACTGGGAGACCGGGAAGGAGAGAAATTTCTATTTTCATCCACCTGACCTAATCTCAAAACCCAAAGATTGCAACTTAGAACAGAGGGACCAAGTCAACGCCCAATCTTGGGGAATGTAGATTGAGTAGGAACCATTGGACCCTGTGATTTGATACCCGTTATGTGCAAGACTCCTTCGGTCCTGCACAGTTGAGTTTTCAAGTCGGGCGAAGTTTCCTTCTCTTGGTAGGGTTGCAGTTTTCATAGTTTTACGCCCAATCTTCATCATCCACTGATTCAACCACCTTGGCTTTCCGTCTTTCCGGCAGGTCAATAGGCAGTCGAATTGGCATCAATATAGACTCCAAGAATAGCTGAGAAGGACCATCATTTTCGGTTTCTTGTGTCACCATGATGGGGGCATCCGGTTCGCCGATTTTGATATTCACATTCTGGCAATCCTCAAAAAAGATCTTCTCAACGAGATGATAATTGATGGAACTGTATTGGTGCATCACTTGGATCACAAAATGCTCTTGGGCGGTGGCGTCTTTGAACCTTTGATTTTCAAAGGTGTGCCAATGGTCGAATTTGAATTGATCAAAAAGCATTTCAACATTCGGAAACCTTTCCACTTCCTCTTCTGAGAAAGAGAAAGAAGTCTTTGTTTTCTTCTCCGGGCAGATGTGGTCTGGCAAGGTCTCTATCAACCTGTCCACTATCACGCCTCTTGCCCGGACAGCGATAGTGCCATTTGTGGCATAGAGGAACCGGTTTTCCCGGTCTACCTTTATGAGGTGCAGAGGAGGTCTGACACCCGGTTTGACGCAATAAGTCGCCAAATAGCAAAGTAACTTCTGCTCATTGCTTTTTTCAATTTGTCGGATGTTTTTCATGATGATAATGATACCCCAAGGGTTTTTTGTGCCTTCTTGACAATGGAGGAAACGGACGCCATCACAGCCTCTTTTCCGACTTGTTCTTTGGTGAGACCGACCTTTTCCAGAACCTCTTTGGGGGTCAATTTCTTTGGTTTTTCTTCAGTTAGTTTCATTTTCTTGTTTCATGCTTGGGTTCCTTGTTCTTGGTGTATTTGGGAGATGCTTTGGTTAATCGCATTCTGAAAATCAATGCCCCGGAAGATATTACCGGGGTTTCTCGGAACTTCTTCTTTGAAATATCTGTTGTTTGCTTCTGTCATCTTCGCAACAAGCCGTTTTTTGATTTCGTCGGCGTTGCTCCTGATAAAGTCAATTTTTTCCAACTCTTCAAAGAGTTGCTGGGTTTGGGTTCCGAGAATTTTTTCTTCGTTGGTTTTCATTTTTCTTGGTTGGTTTGGGTTGGTTATGGTTTTTAAGATGACCGAATATTTTGGCTATGTCAAGGATTCTTGCAAAAAAGATGAAAAAAAGTTTTTGTTGTCAATGAACCGGGGAAGGTTTCCCCACAAAATCAAAATATCATGCAATACAAAATCAACAGTGAAGACTTCGGCAGGTTGTCCGAAGACCTGCAAAAAGAATACACCCAAGACGGTGACAACTACATCTTGAACATCGAAGGCGACGACGCCCCGACCATGTCAAAGATTGCCGACCTTGAAAAGAAGCGGGGCATTGAAGCCGAGCACCGCAAGAACGCCGAAAAGCGGGAAAAAGAGGCGGCGGACCGTGCTGCCCAACTCCAAAAAGACCTTGAAGCGGCGAAGGGCGATGAGTCTAAAATTGAACAGGTCCGCAAAGACTACCAAGCCCAACTTGACAAATTGAAAGATGAACGGGCAAAAGAACAACAGGAGTTCAAAGACCGGGAAAAAAAGGAAGAAATCCGCAAAGTTGCCGAAAAGATTTCTCAGAAATTCACCGTGCCTGACATCATGGTTGACCAGATTGCCCAAGGTCTCAACGCCCGTGAAGTGGATGGAAAATTCGTTGTCCACCCTGTTGATGAGAATGGCAAAGAGTCCCTTGAGTCCGTTGCCGACTATGAAAAACGTGTCCTTGACAAACCCGAATGGAAAGCAATCATTAAGGTTGATTCTGGCTCAGGGGGCGGTGCTTCCGGGAATCGTGGGGGCGGTGCTTCCGGTACAAAATGGTCTGAAATGTCTGGCGAAGATCAAGTCAAACTCAGGAAGGCGAACCCGGAAAGAGCAAGTGTCTTGATGAAAGCTGAGGGGTTCGAACCATAAACTTCAATCTTTTACACTCATTAGGAGGAACTAAAAATGGCCGATGCCGTCACAAAAATCTCTGATCGTTATGATCCTTTAGTTTTCGCTCAACGTACCCAGATTGCACAGACCCGTGCAAACGCATTCATTGAATCTGGTGTCATGGTCAATGATCCGCTTTTGCGGGATCAATTCGGCCCTGGAGGGACAACTGCCGAAATCACCCACACCAACGCGCTGACAATCGAAGAACCGAACTATTCGACCGATGACAACACGTCGGACGCAGAAGTTGATAAGATTGGTTCCACGACTCAGAAGGTCCGTAGATCTGACCGGAACAAACATTATTCCGTCATGCATCTTGCCCAGATGATTGGTCTTGGTGATGCCGTTGAGGGGATCACCAATCAGCTTGGTTCCTATTGGGCGTCTGACAACCAGAAACGACTTGTCAACACTGCTATTGGAATCAAAGCCGACAACAAGGCGAATGACTCCAATGACATGACCCAAACTAATGCAAAGATCGACCACGCTGACGCTGTTGCCGATGCCGAACGGATCAGTTCAACAGTCACTGCCCAAGCAAAGAACACTCTTGGTGATATGCAAGGGATGTTGACGGCAATGGCGGTCCACTCAACTGTTTTCACCCGACTTCGTATCCTGAAAGCGGCAAAAGACATTCACGACCCTGAAACCGGGCGTCTTCTGTTTACAGAATTTGATGGCCTGCGCTTGATTGTGGATGATGACCTGATCACCGCTGGGGCCAATCGCTCGATCTATACATGTATCCTGTTTGGGCGTGGTGCTGTTGGTTATACCGATCTGCCTGTCATGAAGCCTTCTTCCATGTACGACAAAGAAGAGTCTGGTGATGGTGGCGGCGAGAGACGACTTGCAACCCGTGTTGCCAATGCAATTCACCCATATGGGTTCAGCTATGTTGGGACACCAGCAAATGGACGTTCCGCAACCTATGCCGAACTTGCAACCGCAACCCATTGGAATCGTATCATCCCACGCAAGAACATTGCTTTGGCATTTCTTGAGGTGAATGACTAAGTTTTCTCAATTCCCATAGTAGAAGCCCAACCTTGACATTCCAGGGTTGGGCTTTTTTATTTCCTCCATTATGAATATCCGACAACCCAATTCTGAAGAACACCGCAAAATCATCTGTCTGCAACAGAACGGGGCAACCCGCAAAGAAGCATTCAAGAAAATCATGGGTTTTGATG